CGCCACGACCTCAGCGCGCTCACTTTGCCGCTGCGGTCCCATGGCGGCATGACGGAACAGCAGGTGCCGGTCATCGTCAACCGCAAGCTGAAAGCATTGCCGGCTGGCTATCGGCTGCGCAATTTCAGCGCTTTCGATCTGGCGTTGAACTATGTGGCCGATGGGGCGATGCCGCTGTCGAAGGCCGGTTGAAGGGAGAGGGCAGATCAACATGGGTATCGTCATCCGCAAGGAAACCATGCGTACCGTCGCCCATACCGGTTCCGGTGAGCGATCATTCGATGTCTGCAATCCCTATACCGGACAGGTCATCGGATCGTGCCCCAAGGCCAGCATCGCCGATGTGCAACAGGCGTTTCAGTCAGCGAAGAACTACAAGGCAACGCTCAGTCGCGCCGACCGCTCCAGCATCCTGCGCAAGACCGCCGATTTGCTGGTGGCGCGCAAGCAGGAGATCGCCGAACTGATCACGGCGGAATCCGGCTTGTGCCTGAAGGATACGATTTATGAGGTCGGCCGGGCCTATGACGTCTTTTTCCTGTCATCGACGGCGGTCATCAAGGATGACGGTGAAATCTTCTCCTGCGATATCACGCCGCACGGCAAGAAGCGCCGCATCTATACCCAGCGCGATCCGCTGCTGGGGGCCATTTCCGCGATCACGCCCTTCAATCATCCGCTGAATCAGGTCGCGCATAAAATCGCACCGTCGATTGCTACAAACAACCGCATGGTGCTGAAGCCATCGGAAAAGACGCCGCTGACGGCCTTGCTGCTGGCCGATGTGCTCTATGAAGCCGGATTGCCGCGCGAGATGTTCCAGATCATTACCGGCGATCCTGCGGAAATCGCTGATACCATGCTGACCGATCCGAATGTCGATTTGATCACCTTCACCGGTGGCGTCAAGGTCGGCAAATATATCGCCGACCATATGGGTTATCGCCGGGCCGTTCTGGAACTGGGCGGCAATGATCCGCTGATCGTCATGGAAGATGCCGATCTCGACGAAGCCAGTAACCTGGCAGTCTATGGTTCCTACAAGAATTCCGGTCAGCGTTGCACGGCAGTCAAGCGGATGATCATCCATGAGGCCGTGGCGGATCGTTTCGTCGAGCTGCTGGTCGAAAAGACCGGGAAGATCAAATATGGCGATCCCATGGATCCCGATGTCGATATGGGGACCGTCATCGACGAGGCCTCGGCACGGTATTGCGAAGACATGGTCAATGACGCCGTCAAGCGCGGCGCCAAGCTGCTGCAGGGCAATATCCGCAAGGGCGCGCTTTATTCGCCGACCGTGGTCGACCATGTCGCTTTCGATGCGCCCTTGGTGAAGTGGGAATGTTTCGGCCCGGTCTCGCCGGTCATTCGCGTGAAGAACATCGATCAGGCGATCCAGGTGTCGAATTCGACCAGCTATGGCCTGTCATCCGGCATCTGCACCAATCGGTTGGATTACATCACCCGCTTCGTGCGCGAACTCGAAGTCGGCACGGTCAATGTGCGTGAGGTCCCGGGTTATCGGATCGAGATGTCGCCCTTCGGCGGCATCAAGGATTCGGGCCTAGGTTACAAGGAAGGCGTCATCGAAGCGATGAAAGGCTTCACCAATGTGAAGACCTATTCCTTGCCCTGGAATTGACGCCGGTTTTTGGAGAACTTGGATCATGTCGAATTCATTGTTGTCAGCGTCGATTGCGGGCGATGTCGTTCAGATCGCCTGGCAGGACGGACGGAAAACTGTTTTTCCGTCGATCTGGCTGCGTGACAATTGCCGCTGTCCGAAATGCCGCCATGCCAATGGCCAGCGTCTGTTCGAGATCACGGACTTGCCGGATGATTTGGCCTTGAAGCAGGCCGGCATCCAGAACGGCAGGCTGCATCTCGTCTGGGCCCCGGATGATCACGCCAGCGAGTTTTCGGCGGAATGGCTGGCGGCGCATGAGCTTGGCGCCGAAGCCCGCGCGACGCGCCACGAGAAGCCGGTCTTGTGGGACAAGTCTCTGATCGGCAATCTGCCCGTGTCTGATTGGCCGAGCCTGCAGCAGGACCCTGCAACGGAGGTTGCCTGGCTCGACAAATATGCGGCCTATGGCTTTGGCCTGTTGCGCAATGTGCCGACCCGGCCCGGCATGGTCGAGACGGTCGGCAATCATCTCGGCTTCGTGCGGGTCACCAATTACGGCAATCTGTTCGATGTGATCTCGGTGCCGAATCCCAATAATCTCGCTTATACGGCGGTCGGCCTCGGCGTGCATAGCGACAACCCGTATCGCGAGCCGACGCCGGGCGTGCAGCTGCTGCATTGCCTGGAATCGAATGCCCCCGGCGGCGACACATTGCTAGTCGACGGCTTCAATGCGGCCGGGATCTTGCGCCGGGAAGACCCGGCCGCTTTCGATATTCTCAGCCGCGTGCCGCTGAATTTCCGCTTCCGCGATACCAAAGCCGATCTGCAGGCATGCATGTCGTTGATCAAGGTCGATTTCGACGGGGCGGTGAAGGAAGTGCATTTCAACAACAGATCGGCCGACATATTGGATGTGCCGGTCGAGCTGGTGACGCCCTGGTATGCGGCGTATCGCAAGTTTGCCGAGCTTCTGAAGCGGCCGGAGCTGGAACTGATCTTCCGCCTGGGACCCGGCGATCTCGTCGTCATGATGAATGAGCGGGCGCTACATGGCCGTACCGCTTTCGATCCCAGCCGAGGCAGCCGCCATCTGCAGGGTTGCTATATCGACAAGGACGGGATCGAAAGCCGCCGCCGTGTGCTGCGGCGTCAGCTTGGTCTGGCAGAAGGATTGGCGGCATGAATGCGGAGCAGAAAGTTGCCGTGATGGGCGCCATCACCCAAGCCTTCGCCAAGCGCGGACATGAGGGCTATGGGGAGGGCGTGACGCAGCTGGATCACGCCTTGCAATGTGCTTTTTGCGCGGAACGTGACGGCGCATCGCCGGCGTTGATCGCCGCCACCTTGCTGCATGATATCGGCCATATGTTGCACGAACTCCCCGAAGACATCGCCGACCAAGGCGTCGATACCCAGCATGAATCGTTGGGTTCGGCCTGGCTGTCGCAATATTTCGGGCCGGAGGTGACGGAGCCGGTGCGGCTGCATGTCGAAGCCAAACGCTATCTCGCGGCGGTCGAGCCGGGCTATTACGACCGGCTGTCGGCAGCCTCCATTCTCAGCTTGAAGCTGCAGGGTGGCGTTCTGGATCAGGCTCAGGCAAAGGAATTCGAGCAGCGGCCTTTCGCCGAGGAGGCGGTGAAACTGCGACACTGGGACGAGGAAGGCAAGGAGGTCGGTATGAAGACGCCCGACCTCACGCATTTCTATCGCTATGTCGAGGCAAGCCTTCTCTAAGGCATCATCGCAGGAACTCTACGACGTCCTTATTGAACGTGTCCGGTGCCTCCATATGTGGCACATGCCCGACATTGGGCACGACGACCAGCTTGCAGTTGCTGACCTCGGCACATGCCTGTTTTGCCATCACGGGAAAGTTGCCCATCCGGCTCGCCAATTCGGGCGGGGCATATTGCCGGAGCGGTGCCGATCGGTCGGCTTCGCCGACGACGATCAGGACCGGCATCTGCAGAAGGCGATATTCGTAACGAACGGGCTGCCGGTAGATCATCTGGTATGTCAGCGCGACCGCCATGGCATAGCGATCGAACTCGCCGCTGAGGCCAATCCGGGCGCGCCATTCCACGAAAGGTTCGTATTGAGCGGCAGGCAGGACGGGGAAGTAGCGCTTGATGAAGGCCCGGTACTGCTCGACCGTCTGGTGCCGTTCGGCCTCGAATAGGGTTTCCGTCGTCTGGGGCGGGACATAGAGGCGGTAATCCTCCAGCCCGATCGGATCTTCCAGCACCAAATGCTTGACGCGGCTGGCATAGGTGCGGGCAAAGCGGACCGCCAGCATGCCGCCCGTCGAATGCCCGATCACATCCACATCATGCACACCGAGTTTGTCGAGAAGCCGGGCTGTGTTGTCCGCCAGCAAATCGAAGGTGTAATCGATCTTCGGCTTTGACGATTTATTGAAACCGATCTGGTCCGGGACAATGACGCGATAGCCCGCCGCCGCCAGTGCCTGAATGACATTCTTCCAATAGGAACTGTCGAAATTTTTGCCGTGCAGCAGCAATACCGTGCGGCCGTTCGGTGTCTGCGTCGGGGCGATATCCATATAGGCCATGCGGAGTTGCTGCCCATCGATCTCCAACGGGAAGAACTGGACCGGATAGGGGTAAGGCCATGAGTCGAGGCCGATGCCAAGTGCTTGCGTGTAAGTTGGGCCCGGAATGCCCGCTGACTGAGCCCAGGCCAGCGTACCGGTGAAGCTTGCGGCCGACAGACAGAGCGCAAAGATCGCGCGATGAGTTTTTCTCAAGACCGGCTCCTGATGGATTGGTGAGACGTGACGATGAGCGGGGGGGCAAAACTGCGGTTACGAGCTTCCGCCGGGAACAGTCAGTCCAGCTCGTTGGTGACCGCCGCGATCACCGCAGCCGGTGCCTCACGGGGGAGAAAATGTCCGGCAATCGGAATGACGCGGCGGGTAAAGGAGCCGGTGAAGAAACGGTGGGCATCTTCGGATTCGGCGGGGAGATCGACACCATCACAGGCGCCTTGTAACACGACCGTCGGCACGGCGATTTTCGGCTGTTGGGCCAATTGCTGTTCGATCGCTTCCAAGGCCGGATCGCCAGGTGCGGCCTTGAAGCGGTGCCGATATGAATGAATAACGACCTCGACAAAATCCGGATTATCGAAAGCGGCGGCAGTGCGATCGAAGGTAGCGTCATCGAACTGCCAGTTGGGCGACCAGAGGCGCCACAGCATGCGGCACAAGTCGCGGCGATTCGCGGTGAGGCCATTACGGCCGCGTTCGGTGTTGAAATACCATTGGTACTTAGGAGAACCAAGCGAAAACGCACTGAAATAGGGGTTTTGCCCGGCTATTTCAGTGCGTTAGCTTTTGGTGCGTTCGCCTCTCAGTCGGCCTTCTGGCGCGCAACCTGGCGCGTTACGTCCCGGCCGAGCTCGGCCTTCAGTTCAGCGATCGTCATGCTGACGTCCTCGGCCCATGTCATGAAAGCCCCGACCACACGCGGGTCGACGTCGGCCGCCGAGAGGGCCTTGAGCAGGTTATTGCGTGATTCCTTGCAACAATCCCTATCCGCTTCAACCCCCGCAAGTGTTTCACCATTCCCAGAATCATGATCTAATGCATTTGCCATGTTTTTATTTCCTGTAACGATGGCCGCGCCAACCTTCGGCCGCGATTGGCATGCCGGCCGCCCACACCGGCTGTTGGATCAACAGGGCGACAAACTCGTCAAGCGACCCGAAGGTCTTCTTGACGTAAGCAATGATTTCGTCGTGGACGGTCAGAACGACTTCGTAGCCGGCTTTCTCGACCCGCTGCATCGCTTCGGCCATGATATCGCGGCACATGGCCTGGGTGATGTTCTCAACGAGGGAGCCCCCATACGTCGGCCCCTCAACCCATTTCCGGCTGAGAGGATCGACGTACTTGTAGTGGAGGGCCGGGCTGATCTCGCCGTTGGACGTCCACCCTCGTTCTCTCCAGGTGGCCAATTCACTGTATGGAATACGGCGGGATTCGCGTTCATTGTCTGCCTTCTTGCGCTCGGTCCACACGTAGTCGACGAGACGCGGATAGGGGTAGGAGAGACAGCGGCCGGACGGTAACTGGCAAAAGAGGAACGAGCCTGCTTTGCGGTATTTTACCCGCCCACCCGCACACCTTGTCACTTGGCCGGGGTTCTGAACTGCCGCGATGGCAGCCGCCTCGGTTTCTTTCCATAAGCTGACGATGTTGCTATTTTTACTCCTCCATCCCTTAACGATGGCTAAAGCTTCACGATCCGTTATCCTTAACCCGTAATTAACGGCCATCTTCTGAAAGGCGCCGGTAGAGCCCTGATAGCCGCAAGCGAGTTCGGGCACCTTGCCCGTGGACTGCCGCTCGTCCTTGGTGACAGCATCGATCGACTTGCCAAGGATCTCGCTGGCCGTCACTTTGTATAGGTCGGGCCCGGTGCCGGCGTCGTAATCCCGAAACGCTTGCATCTTCCAATCCTCGCCAGCCAGCCACGCCAGGCCACGCCCCTCGATGTTGGAGAAGTCAGCCGCGATTGTGTCGTAGCCCGGCGGGGCGATGATCATGCCGCGGATGCACTCACTGACGACCGTCAACGGCGGCCCGTAGAGCATTTCGAGCGCGAGGTCGGTGTCTTTCATTTACGCAGCACCGCAGGACGCACTTTCTGTATCCGAAGTGAGCCGCGGTCGAAGCCCGACATCGGATCTTCGTATATGTGCCGGCCGCCGCACTCGGTGGCAAGTGCGGATTCAACGTACTCGCGACACTCGGCTTCAGTCGCGCCTCTCGGGCGATCGAAGCTGATCTGAAATGTGATGCGGCTCATGCAGCTCCCTCCAAAATGAGTTCAATCGCGCCGTCCACATCGTCCAGCGTCTGTCGCGGCAGGTTTTGCAACTGAGCACCGCGAGCAGCCCAACGGCCCGTATTAGCGCCAAGGAACTGAAGATTGCCGCGCATGAAGCCATCGTGATCAGAGCGGCGCAGCATCTGATCGATCTTGGCCGTGGATGTCTTCGCGGCTTCGCGGCGAAGCTCCAGGGCGCGACGGACTCCCGCAAGTAAGGGCTCAGACCCATCCAACAGCTCCGTGATCGTGGCCTTGTTGACGGATTTCGTGTCGATCCCGTTGGCCTTCAGGAAATCGATCAGCTGATAGACGTTGCTGCAGGCAGATACGGCGCCGTCGGTGACCTCGCGCATCTCGTCGTCCAGCCGCTTCTGCGTGCGGCCGACAACGGCCAGCGCCGCTTGGCACAGTTTGCGATCGATGAACACGCCGCGGTCGTTGATTTGCTGATCTAGCCAGTAGAGCTCCTGCTCGCTGGGTTTCAGTGGTAGGAGCCGGTTGTCCAGGTCGCGCTCAACCCTGACGTCCTGATCGCAGTATTCCTGCAGCCTGGCGATCTTCTCCGGCTGGTCCCACCAGATGATGGAGCCGTCGGGATTGACCTTGCGCGGCTTGGCCATCTGGAGCATGAGCCGCTGTCCGGCGCCGTCCTTGCCGGCGTCCAGGCCGACAGCTGCCGCAGCGCCGCCGAGGTCGCCCGGGAGGGCCATCGCCATCGACCGCACCATCACACAAGACAGGGATTTGAGCTCCGGTCTCGGCCAGCCATAGCGTGGCGTGAGGATGATCCACCAACAAAGTCTTTCGAAAGAAGCATTGTACGCGCGGATCTCGCCGTCACTCAGGACGTGGGCGATGATCTCGTCGGGGCACGGTTCGCCGGGCACCCACCGCTTCACGTCGCCGTCGCCGAAGGCGTAGGACATGCACCAGACGTCCGTCGACGAATGTTGAAAATAAATGTGGGATCCGACCTTCTTCAGATCGGCCGCACTTCGGGTCTCCACGTCACAGTGGAGCACGTCAGATGATGACATCGCGATGGATCTTTCCAGTCTTGATACAGGACACGGTCGTGGCCGAAACACCGAACCGCGCTGCGATGAGTTTTTGCTGGACGCCATCGCGCAGCATTAGTTTCAGCAAGCGCGCTTGCTCGCCCGTCAATTTGTAGTTATCCGGAAGCCGATGCCACTTACGGTCTTGCACGTTCCGCGAAGGCGTACCGTATTCGAGGTTACAAAGCCGGTTATCGTCGGGTTGCCCGTTCAAGTGCCGAACCTCCATGCGCTCGGGGCGGGGGCCGATGAAGGTCTCCGCTATCAGCGCATGCACTCGTACCTTTTCGCGCACCAAGCCGACGTAGACGTGCCCGCTCGGGTATTTTGTTTGGACGAGGATCCGCCCCTTGACGAAAACTACGTACGGAACGCCGCACATGCTTGTGCGCGAGGCGTAGCGATCCAGTGACCGGATGCGGCCTCGGTCGCTCGCTTCGTACTCGCCCTCGAAGCCTGGGATTGCCTTCCACACCTCAGAAGTCAATCAGACCTCCAACCACAAAATCGGCTTCCGCATTTCCGCGAAGCGTCGGCGCTCGTAGGCGATACCTTCGGAGGCATCCCAGCCCGGCATCTTCACAACGATCATGCCGATCGCCGCTTGCATGAACGGCTCGTCGACGGCCATCCAGAATTCGTGATCCGTAAAGCTCAGGTTGCTCGACTTGCAAAGCACGTGGGAATGGACGATCGGGGAATAAACGTGGACGCCGGCACCGAGCAATTTCGCTGCTTCCTGCGCGGCGCGGTTGGCGGCGAGGCCAAGCAGCACGTCGTCCGTTGCCCGGTCGGCCACCTCACGCATGTGGTTGGCGTAGCCGGTATACGGGGTCGCGAGGTACCAAAAGCCTGTCTTCATGGCCACTCCGGGAAAAGTGAGCGAGATGGATCACACCATCTCGCACTGAACGAAACAATCAGTTCAAAATGTCTTCGTACATGGCAAGCAACGCGTCCTGCTCGTCGCGCAACTCCTTGTCCATCTTCCGACGGGCAATGGCCTTGCGCATGATCTTGACGTCGAAGCCGGCCGATTTCGCTTCGGCGAAGACTTCCTTGATGTCGGTCGCGATCGTGTCTTTTTCCGACGACAGTCGCTCGATGCGTTCGATAAACGACTGAAGCCGGTCTTTCGCGATGGCGCCGCTGTTGTGTCCGATGTCGCTCATTAGTCAAAAATCCCCCCACCTTCGCCGCCGGCCGATTCGCCCACCGCCTCGAATTCATTCTCCGGGCGGGCGCGATTGCCGAACGGCGCATCGTCGCGGGTCTTCTGCAGGTTCTGCAGACCGAACGAAACGCCACGGTTGCCGTTCACGTCATAGGCGAAGGCCCGGACCGACGCGCGGCCCCAGCAGCCGGAATAGATTTCGCTCTCGTCAATGATCGGCTGCACCTTCGCATCCACCAAGCCCGGCTTTTGCTTGGACGTCGCGGACACCCGGACCATGCCGGGCTGATACTCGTCCCGCTCTTCCGGATCGACTTCCTTCAGCGGGTTCCGCAGACCCTTGGGGATCTTATCGCCCCATTTCTCCTTGGAGACACGAGCGACGTCCGCCTTCAGCGCGCTCAGGTCGGCGCCCTTGGGGAAAAGCATCACGAGGCTATATTTCTTCTCGCCGGTGCCGTCGGGGTTCGTGGCACGAGGTTGAAACACGTTCACGAAGCTCATGCGGAATTCGGGGGTCTTAACGTTGTCGCTCATTTCTTCTCCATCTAGGTTTCATGTTTCACCAGTTCACTCGACGGCGGTGAATTCCGTCTCCGCTTCCGGCCGTACCGGCGGACGTGGGTCGTCCAGCGGCACCACGACGGTTCCGCTCGAAGTCTTGTTGTAGTAGTCCTTGATCGCGGCATCGGCCGCGGCACCCTTGAAGCCGTAATGCTTCTTCAGTGCTGCCTCGACCTGGGCCGGTGAATTGAATTTCGGCCGCTGGTAGATGTGCTCGTCGGCGACATCCCAGAGCAGTTGCAAGGCTGCCTTGGCCGTTTCTTCGTCCTGCCAGCGGCGCGATGGACGGCTCGCCACCAGCTTCGTGCCAGGTAGCATCCGGCCGGCTTCCGCCTCGTGGTGAACGAAGTCTCGCACCGCCTTGCAGTACCCTTCCAACCGATCAAGCGAGTCCCATACGGCTTTCAGTTGATCGAGGTTGAGCGATGTCGGATCCGGCACGGTGATTCCTTCTGCTTGGCTGAATTCGGCTTGCGCTTCCGCGAGTGTCGCCTGGAACTTGGCGGGGCACGTGGCCGCTGCCTTGCAAAACTTGCACTCGTCTCCAGCCACCAATGGCGCGTCCGGCTGCTGGCTGGCCTCGATCGCCTGTACAGCTTCCTGCGACCAGATCAACAGGTCTTCATAGGTCGTCTCGTAATCGCGGATCGGGCCTTTCGGATGCGTCGCCAGCGGCTGGACAATCCAGATCACGATCTTCTCGACGCCCCGGTTGTGGTGGCGCGTCGCGGCGCCGAGCGCATAGGTCAGACACTGCGGATTCTCGAACGCGTCCACCAGCCGGTAACCGAACTTCCAGTCCGCGACGTGCAGCTCCTTTGCGTACGGCTTGTAGACTGTCAGATCGCCGATGCCGCCCCAACCTTCGCGGAAGTCGGACAGGTCGAATTGCTGCTCCAGCTCCCACTCGTCGCCCGGTCCGATCAGTTGCTTGGCGAAGTCGATACAGGTTTGCACCGCTTCGACTTCGCGCTCGGTGATCGGATCGCCCAGCACCTCCTGGGCGTGGATGTCGAACGTCGTGTTCTTCAGCACCTTTTCGACGATCTCGTGGAGCGCCGTTCCCCGGTCCGCGAACACGCTGCTCTTGTCCGGGATGTGCTGTTGCATCCGGAACGAGCCGGGGCACTGCATCAGCCGCTTCATGCCGGAGGCAGAGAAGAGAGCGTGTTTGCGGGCGCCGTGGTCGGTCATGCGCAGTCACTCGCCAGCCGCGAACTGTTTCTTGGCCTTGGCCGTGAATTCGACGTAGTGCTCCGGCTTCAGCTTCGAAACGCTCGTCGCGCCAAACTCCTGCAGCAACGCGAATCCTTCAGCGACACGCTTCGCTTGTACGAATGCTTGAACAATCTCCCGGACGCCGGCTTCCAATTTCTTCACGTCCGGAGCTTCTTCCGCCTCGGTGTCGGGCGTAACGTCGATCACTTCAGGCTTTGCCGGAGTGCCTTTCGGGGCTTTCGTCTTCTTTTCCTTGACCGGCTCGGCTTCGGGGGTCTCCGGTTCGGGTGCGACCGTTGTCTCGACGATGGGCTCGCTTGCGGTCTTCGTCTCGACGGCTTCAACCGCCAGGCTGATGGCCGCTCCAGTTACCGCCACTGCACCGGAAATACGCTTCGCGTAGCCCATCGCTACGGCCAGCTGGTCGAATTGGAAAATGGCGTCACCACTGTCGTCGCTGGTAATCGTGATCTGGATCATCTTCTCTCCTAGGATGTTGAAACGGTTATCTGAATTATTCACCAAACGAAGCAACACAGACGCAAAAAGACCTACGGCGCCCATAGATCGCTGATCGGATCGTTGAACTCTCGCGCCATCGCGTCTATTTCAGATCTCTTTTTAATGAAGCCTGCTATCGCAGCGTCCGCTAACTTCTCGATATGCGGCATTTGCAGCCGCTTGAGCAGAAGGGTGGGATTCTCTTTAACCCAGGGCTTTAGGACCTCCAGCATCGATTCGGCCGCCGCTTTGAGACAAATAGTGTCCAGATTATCGTTTTGCCGGGATTGCTTTTTCGGAGGTGACACGTTTCGTTGTTCTCGTCTCTCGTAGCTCATTTCACCCAACGTATGAAGAATTGTCTATCATTCAAACTAAACAAAGTCAACAAACGAAACACGTCGAAAAGGGTTTTATCTTCCTGTCAACCAGGACTATACTATCTGTGCAACTTCTGGTGGGGGCTCACCATGAATCCGGTTCTTGCTGCACTGATCATCGTTGTTTCAGCCATGGGTATGATCGCACTCGTTGTTTTCTATGCGGCCACGACGCCGATCGGATAGCGCATATCAGGATGATGGCGGCGGTGGTCATGCCTAAATCCAGTGTTTCCCGTTAGTGTCGAGATCCATCTTGATCTTGGCTAGCGCGTCCAGTGCCGCCCCGCTGAGTCGTATCGTTTTTATCTGCTCACCCTCTGGGTACTCTTTGTTGGTGAATTCTGCCTAATAGGTGCCGTCGCTAAGCGCGAATACGACGACGCTCCGGTTTGCGTCCAAATCTATTCGGCGCCCGTCCTTTGCCTTTACTATCATTTTTTCTTCATCGCTCCTCTCACATCCTCACAGCACGCATGATGGTTGGGGTGGTTAGGGTGGTCATGGCAGTTCCTTCAACAAATCAGCGATCTCTCGCATCTCTTTATTTAATTCACGCATTGTCTCTAGCAATTTACGTTGCTCAATGGACGCCTCAGCCATACGGGCAATCTTTGCCCTGTAATCTGGATTATTCAACCACCGCTTGGCGTAGTCTTCATGCCGCTCTTTGGTGGTGGACATCAGATGAATCTCTTCTTCTCTGGTCATCACCCATCCCCTGTGCGGCTGGCGAGGAAGGCGTCGACATCGGCTGTTGTCACCCCAGGTTTAAATTGTGCCAATACTTGGAGTGCAAATTTTACAACTTCTTCTCTCGTATACCCGGCCGGCGCGGGAGGCTGGTGGAGAGCTGCTAGTTGAGCACTGAGCCAGCGAATGCGTTCCTTTGCTGCCGTTTGAAACGAAATCAGGTCGAAGTCGTGGCGGCTAGCCAAAAACACGGCATTAGCAAGCTCAAAATCGGAAAGGTGTGGCATCGCCAGATTGTCGCGGCTCAGGGCTAAATACTCCCTGGCCATTTTAGCGCCTTCTTCGCTGGCCCAATGACGCTTTGTCTCGTCTGCGGGAGGCTGGCGGAGGGCTGCTGGCGGCGCGGCGTTGACCATTGCCTCGTAGCACCACATCGTGCGGGCGTGCGTCTGTACGCCGTCTAGACCTTGTCCGAGAGCGGCGCGGCCGGCCTCTACCATCTCAGGCGTCGGATCAATAGGCATGAGCTTCCAGCAATCTGGCGAAACGTCCGCCTCGCGCTCGGCTTGGGTAGGTGTGTGGGTCATGGGGTTAGGCATTGGTCACCTCTTCGCGGATAATCTCGCGGATCAAAATTAGTCGTGCTCCTGATGCCTTCCGCTCCTCCATCAGCGCATCGATAAGTACAACAGTGCGAGTATATGCCAGGCTGTCAGCAGGCGAGTTGATCAGCGCCAACGCTTTCTTTGCCGCCTCATCCCGCCACTTCTTCAGATCATCATCCGATATGGTCATGGCTGGATCTCCGCTACTTCAACGCGCACGCAAATAAAGCCCTGCCGCCTCCAATGATTCCAGTCCTTGCCGGTATCATGTATAAACTCTGCTATGGCATCTCGACGGCGATGATGGATGCACCAAAACCATTCGCCCAAGCGGCCGTTTCTTTTCTTAATGGCGTACATCCTCATCACTTCACCTCTGCGGCAGCACGGATGACAGCAGCGAAGTCGGGCTTGGACGCGGTCTGTCTGCCCGGCAGTTCGTCAAGCTGAGCCTTCGCACCCATATCGAAGAAGAATTGGGCCACTGACGGAGTAATGTATTCAAAGGAAATACGCCCGTCTGGCATTGGAACTTCGAATACGACGATCCTGCGTTGGCTGATTTCTGTGATCTTCATCGCCCATCCTTCCGCTTCGTTCAGGTGGTGGCTTTAGCTAGCCGCAAGCGCCCGCGCTTTGAGCCAGCCGGATGATAATGTTCGATGATCCCAACAGCGATCAGTGCATTCCAGGTGCCGCGCGTGAACGGTGCACGCTCACCGGCAGCCAACAGCACGCCGGTATTGTCGAAACAACCATCGCCGTTGTGTCGCTTGAACCAGCGAAGTGCCGTCTTCTGCGCCTCGGTCAACACTTCTTCCTCTCCTTCTCGCCCTTCGCCTGCTCTCGCTTCATGCCCTCAACCCGCCGTTCCTCGCGTGCCTGGTCGTAGCCATATAGACCGTCGCGGTTCACGGTGCGCTGCAAGGTGGAGTAGAGGCGGGAGAGAAGAGTCATGTTACACCCACCGGCCGTAGCTGATCTGGAACCAAAGCCAACGCGCCCACCAGATCGTTTCGCCATCTGCCTTAGCTTGTTCGGTCAAGCTGCTCCGATAGCGGAATTCCGGCAGCAGCCACAGACCGAATGGTTGGAACTCAAGAGCGATACGGGTGGCCCGCAGTGGATACGGAAATCTCATCACTTCACCTCGCGGTTTATGGCGCGCTGGAGGAGGGAGTAGAGGGTCATTCCTTCCACCGCTTCTGGTGGGCATCGAAATCCCGCAACTCCTTCTTAAGCTGGACCAGCGTCCACCGATTGACGTGTCTTAGGCGACCCTGAAGGATTTCTGCCATTGCGGACGCGCTCTGATCTGCCGCGCTGAATGTTGCTTTCGCTGCGCCCATCGCCGATCTGACATCATCCCAAATGTTGCTCATCTCATACCTTCCTATTCTGCCGATGGGCGCGAGGGGTTAGGGAGTGGCGGCGGCTGCGTGGTGCGATTGGCGCGAAAATTCTTGATTAAATAGATAACATCGTCCGCACATTCGCCCGGCGTCTTGCCCAACGCGTGTCCTTTGTCGATAGCCCACGAGATAGCGCCGTGGAGAGCATCAAGATCCTTCTCGTCGATCATCCCTCATCCTCCTTCTATCTGATCGCCTGTGAGAGTATCCGCGCGGCTATGCCAGCAAATCCATTTCACTGATCTTCGCCGGTTCGTCGAGCTCTTCCATGTAGTAGAAGCAGATCGCCAGCGCATCGGCGTGGTTGTCGTCCTTAGGACTGAACCCGCGCTTGCACGCCGCGTCGATCATCTCGGTCTTGCTCGCGTTACCTTTGCCGGTCCAGTGCCGTTTGATTGTGCCGACGCCGACGCCGATGTAAGGAAGCTTCGGGTTCTGATTGTCGGCCCAAGCCGCCATCATCGCGAACATGCCGCCGTATACGTGAGCCGCTGCCGTGCCGCGGTGCCGATGCACCTCTTCGAACACGATGTCCGTGAACTTGGTCTGCTCGTGCAGGTCCTTGAGCGCATGCCGGAACCGGAGGTACCGCGCGCCACCACTTTCGAAACGCGAGTGGTTGCCGAAGTCCCATGTGCCGGAGGTGGTAACCTTGCCTGCCTCACCGACGGCGAAACCGCAATTCGTTCCGAGATCGAGGCCAAGGACGCGGGTCATTCAGCGTCTCGTTGCCAAGAAAACAGCGAAACCCAGGAGGCAGATAACGAGCACTCCGAGGCCAAAAATCTGTGACCACACATAGATTGTGGCTGCCAACTTTAACATGTCCGTCATGCCACTCTCCCTTCGGTCGCCTCTGCTTCTTCAACCACCCGCTGCGCTTCCCGAACATCGTCCGCCGTGCCGAACCGCATGACGGGCACACCAGCTTCGAGCATCCGCCGACACATATCGGCAGTGCCTTTGCCGCCGGGGAACGCGATCCCGAAATCCGGCTTGCCTTCTTCGAGCATCTTCGCGTTGCGCAGCGGACCGGCGGATGGTCCGAAGTTCTTCCAATCGGCCGGGAAGCGCTGCGTCGAGACGCTATGCGCGAACGCCCATTCTTCGGCCAATGTGTCGGCGCCTCGTGCCGCGCCGTGGATGATGAGCTCGATCGGCGTCAGGCCGAGGTGGCGGTGCTTGAAAATCCGCATGCCGACATCGAAGACCGCTCGGTCGGTAAAGTCGCGTCCGCCACAGATGAGGAGTCTCATTTCACCACCATCGACTGACAATCGGCATAGCCACAGATATCAACCAGGGAATCATCGTGGTCGGGCGTCTCGATCAACCGAGCCTCTTTGACCAGGCGCATAAGCTGCGCATGATCGGCCGGCGTGAGTTTCACCCCGGGCTTCAGTTTGTCGGCGAGCGCCACGTTCCACAGCGCGACGATGCGCTCGAAGTTGCGGGTCGGCGGACCATAAGCCGCGCGCCGCTCTTCGACCACCGCTGCCGCCCGCGCTGCCGGGCCAAGTTTGCTCGTCTTGCCAAGCATCTCCAGCGGACACGTCGTTTGCGTCAGAAGCTCGTCCTCGATGACCGGATCGATCTGCGTTTCCCGCGTCGCCCCAACGGTCTGTGCGTTGTCCGAATTCCATTGCGCAACCTCATCGCGCATATTGGGTGCGGCGTCGATTTCGGCGAGCGCGTCTTTCACTGAGCCTGCATACGGGCGATAGTCGCCAAATCCTGTCATCACAACCTCACATCAGCTTCTGAAGTACAAAGATCACTGACCTGACCGTTCGCGGTCAGACGCTCCACCTTGAAGTCCTCGGGATTCGGTCCGAAGACGTACATGGCAATCAGCGGATATCTCGGGCCGGCGCCACGGCCGATAACATATACGGACGTCTCTCCGTCACGGGTACGTGTCCACATCATTTCGTCTCTTCGAATTCATGCTTGTCGTTGAGGCGATACGCCTTGCCGGGCTCGATGCTGTCTTCGCCGACGTAGCCGATCTTGATGCGGTAACGATTGGCCGCTTCGTCCCACCAACGGAGCACTAAGACTCCTCGCTTGCCAGCCGTCGCGGTGCCGGCGTCGCCAGCCGTCGCGGTGCCGGCGTCGCCAGCCGTCGCGGTGCCGGCGTAGCCAGCCGTCGCGGTGCCGGCGTAGCCAGCCGTCGCGGTGCCGGCGTAGCCAGCCGTCGCGGTGCCGCGGTTGCCAGCCGTCGCGGTGCCGGCGTAGCCAGCCGTCGCGGTGCCGGCGTAGCCAGCCGTCGCGGTGCCGCGGTTGCCGGCCGTCGCGGTGCCGGCGTAGCCAGCCGTCGCGGTGCCGGCGTAGCCAGCCGTCGCGGTGCCGGCGTAGCCAGCCGTCGCGGTGCCGCGGTTGCCGGCCGTCGCGGTGCCGGCGTCGCCAGCCGTCGCGGTGCCGCGGTCGCCAGCCGTCGCGGTGCCGGCGTCGCCAGCCGTCGCGGTGCCGGCGTCGCCAGCCGTCGCGGTGCCGGCGTCGCCAGCCGTCGCGGTGCCGGCGTCGCCAGCCGTCGCGGTGCCACCAACGCACTTGGCGGGATCCGCGCCAAGCTCGATCAGTAACTTTGCAGCGTTCTGCCGATCACCAGAATAAACAACACACCCAAGCGGAAACTTTACTTTTCCGTCGAGATCAACCCACTCGTCGATACCGACAACCAACCACTGCGCGTCAACGTCCCAGTCCAATAGGCTCGAATCGCCCTGACCCCACAGCAGCCCGCGGAGCCCATAGCCGTAACTCGGACGCGGGTCCCAATCGGCACACTTGACCACCCCTTCAGCCGGCCACTGAAAACCACCGCGGCTCTTCAGTTCCGCGTCGCAGGTACGCAACACATATGCTTTGAATTTCTTCTTAGCCATTTGAGTTCCTTCATTGTTGATCAGGCGGAATGCCGGATCTTCAAGCTATCGCACCGACGGCGGTTAAGAACGTCGTCAATCGCGAATACAACGTAGCCATTTGCGAGGCGGTCAGGTGAGTACCGACATGCGCGCAGCCCATGATCGCGCCACTCTCAGAGTAGCCGGTGCCGCCGCTGCGCAGTAACCACAGCGGATTGGCCTGAATCGCGGTATTGGTCGCTGTGTTGGATGCGTTCAACGAGCCATTGAGGTATCGCGTCTGGGCGGTACCCGTCCGATCCTGCACCAAGTGGCCGGGTGCTTCGGTCAGATTGGAATTGAACGAATTCGCTGCTCCGATCAGCCCCCACGAAGGATCCGGCCCATTAGGCGGTGTACCCACGACCAGAATATCATTGACACGCGTCGTGCCCATAAAGAGGAACGCATCCGGCGTGATGCCGTAAAAACCGGCGCTGCAATCCGTCGCTGTGAACGTGTTGGCGTTACGGCTGGTGTTCAGGTAGCCTGTGGCGCCATCAGACGCATACCCCTGGTTGGCGGTGAAGGTGAGCGAGCCCACCTCAGTGAGATCGTTCGTGCCCGGTGCCACCCAATTGATTTTTGCGTAGGTCGTATCCGGTGCGGCCAACCTGTAAAACAAACCGAACTTCGACCACAGGCCATCCGCCGTCAGGTCCGCAACCAGCTGCGTCTTGAGCTCGTCGTATGTAGGCGGCACCGGAGGCACATAAGCGCCCATCTTGCCGCGGCTCACCAACTGACCGATGCGAACAAGTTCCGGCATGTCACGCCGCCATCGCGAACTGGAAGCAAGGGAGCAGTACGTCCTGCGCTTCCTTGGCGTATCCAACCGCGTTCTTATGCGACACGTCGTACATATAGCCGTTGGCGTTCGCGGTTTCCCACGTGCCGAAGATCGCTTCGGCATCACAGAAGGCGATGCCTTTTTCAATGGCGACATCGATCTGCACTTGGCGGTAAAGCGCCTGCGTTGGGTAATCCGCATGCGGGCTGCCGTCATCCGTGGGACCTTCACCCAACAGCATAGCGCCGCCGGTCAACAGGCACTTATCCACGATGGCCCGCAGGTTGGTCCGGTAGGTCTCGACGCCGATCGCGTTGTTTTCGTCGTTGACTCGGTAGTTGATAATGCTGAAGTCCGGAGCGTACAGCCCGAGCATCACCATCGGACCGTAATTGGCACTCTGTGCGCCGGCTGCAAAATCCGTCGATGTCCAGCCGCCCCGGCCGATATTCGCGACGAACAGTTGACTGGCCGCGCTGTTCCACGTCTGGATGCCGCACAGTGAGACGGGAGTAAGCGTCGAGCTACTCCAACCGAAGGCTGTCGTCAGGCCGGGGAAAGTGACGGGGATCTCCCGGCGCACGAAGCCGATACCGCTGTCAGTGACAGTGACCGCCGTGACGCCATCCCCTTGAAGGATGAAGCCGTTGCCTGTGTTGTTGACGAGATAGACGGTCGCTCGGTCAAACTGATTGGCTGGTGTGAATGTAGACTTCGAACCGGAGTTGCGCTGCGCGAACATCGTACCGCCCATCGAATAGGCGTTGCTGAACTCACCGTTGGCGCCCCAAACGTACCGGGGATCATAGACATTATATTGCGCCGTGGTTCCGAAGCCGGCAGTGCTGAACACGTTATCGATGTTGGCCGAGATGCCGAACTCGGTCGCGAGTAAAGCGGCGAGCTTGGCAGGCCAACCATTAGCCCGCCTGCTGGCGTTCTGAAGATCGGAACCGGTCGTGTTAGAACCCCAACCGGCGGTTATGCTGTCCCCAAGGCAAGCAATTTTCTTGTTGCCGGACCCGGCCTGTACCGCCTGGATCGCCGAACGGAGAGACGCCATATTCGAGCTGGTCATGTTGACCGTGTGAGCTGGCGGCTCGACTCCGCTCCCGATGGGCGCGCGGGGACTCATCATACTGCCGATGCGTACGAGCTGTGGCATGACGCGCCTTAGCTGTTTGCGACTGCGGAAATCTTCAAACCTGTTCCTGGTTTGACGGCAAAATACTCAACCGTATCGGCCGGGCGCCGCGGATCGGTCGTCACGGCAACATCACTGCCTGCAGTGAAGCGACGCGAGAAAACCGCATCGGCGGTGATCGCGACAAGATTGGTCTTCGCATTCAGCACGGCCGAAGTGCCCGCCGTGCCGGAGAAGGTAACAGCCTGCGTCGCGATGGCCGGCTGCTGCCCTGCCTGAACGCCGATCGGCACGATGTCGAATTCTTCGATGTAGAGCGTGGACATATCTGATCCTTAAGAGTTGGAGTCGAGTACGTCTTGCGCGGCAGCAAGTGCCGCATCTACCGCATCGGGTATGTCGATGAAGGTGTCATCGACTACGTCGACCAGTTGCTTCAGCGCATTCCAAAGCACGTCGCCATCGCGCACCTTGCCGGGCACCGGTTCGTCGTTCGGCGCGGTGCCGATCACAACGGCCATGCCGGCACCTCGTTGGCGAGATTGCTGTAGAACTTGTCGTTGAGCTCGGATGTCAGACGCAGGGCGGAAAAGCCGTCCGGGCGCTTCACCCATTGGCCGAAGCAGATGCTCTTGCCAGCGTCGTCTTCCACTTCGACGAACCGGCGATCCGAGCCTTCACCCGAGAAAACGATATCGACGAACCGGGTCATCCCCGCCACTCCTTCATGAAGTCGTATATGCGCTGCGTCGTCGACAGCCGGGGATCCAACGTCCCCTGCCGGAGCCGCAAAACGAAATTGCCGTTCTTGAGGGCGTCGATACCGAACTGCGTCGCGGTCAATTCGCTGAGCGAAAGAAATGCCTCGATGTCTTTGAGTAATTTGTCGCGTATCGTCATAACCAAACGCTACACAACTAACCGACCCTCGTCAATAGCCTATTTCTACATTTGACGGTTTGTTGCGTTTGGTGAATTATGCAAGGCTCAACCGAGAAGGATACTCGATGGCAAATAGTATGGCCGATCGCGCGCTAGAACTCGCCGCGCGAGGATTTCGTGTGTTTCCGTTGAAGCCACGCCAACGCATTCCGCAGATTGAGAACTGGCAAGAAGAAGCGACGACCGACCCAGCCATCCTCAAAAACTGGTGGATGAAATTCCCCGCGGCCAATCCCGGCATTGCCACTGGCGAAGATGTCATCGTCATCGACATCGACGATAAGGACAACAAGCTCGGCAGCCAATCGCTTCAAGGGCTTGAGATACTAAACGATACGCTGCCCGACACGCTCCGGGTGGCCACACCATCCGGCGGCACGCATATCTATCTCCGGCCGTCAAAGCCTCTCGGATTGAGCGCGGGCAAGTTAGGTAGCGGTATCGACGTAAGGGCGGTCGGCGGCTTGGTCGCAGCGCCCGGCGCCAAACGAGCCAACGGCGAATACACGATACAGACCGACAGCGACATCGCCCCGGCGCCGGCATGGCTCGAAGAGCTGATCGGCCAGCCGAAGCCAAAGGCGGACCAGGCGCCGCTGACCGAGCAGGACAGCAGCCCGGCGGTCAAATGGGCAGCGCATTACCTGCGACACGATGCGGTAGAAGCGGTCCAGGGTGACGCGGGCGACCAGACGACGTTCAAGGTAGCGGCGACACTAAAGGCCCGCGGCATCAGCGAACCGATGGCGCTGGAGCTGATGCTGGAGCACTACAACGACAGGTGCTCGCCACCGTGGACCGCTGAAGAGCTCGAGGCGAAAGTGGCCAACGGATTCAACTATGGCAAGTCGCAGCCGGGCGAGCAATCCCCCGAGCATGAATTCGAACCGGTGGCGGAAGCGCAACAGGAAGGGGAATCAATCCTACCCGACACCGTGCCGCTCCGGCGCATCGAACGATTCAACTTCGCCGACGATAACGAGGAGGAAGAGCCGGACCCGCTGATCGAGAGCGTGCTCGACAGCTCCGGGGTCGGCATCGCGTACGGCGAATCCAGCATAGGCAAGACCTTCGTCGTCATGAGCATGGCGTACGCAATCGCCGCCGGCAAGTCGTGGGGCGGCAAGAAGGTGAAGCAAGGTGGCGTGCTGTACGTCGCGACGGAAGGCTTCGGCGGCATGCGCAAACGCGTGCGAGCCCTGAAGAAACAGTTCGGCGGAGGCGACATACCGTTCCGCGTGATGCTCGCCAGTATCAACATCCACAAGAACAAGGCCGATGCGGAGCTGATCGCCAGGGAAGCGAAGCAGATGGAGGAAGATTTCGGTGTGCCGGTCCGGCTCGTCGTGATCGATACCATGTCCGCGGCAATGGCCGGCGCCGACGAGAACAGCGCCCAAGAGGCCAGCATCGTCCTCCAGCGGATGAATCAGATCGCCAGGGCCGCTAACTGTTCTGTCCTGGGTGTCCACCATACAGGCAAGAACAAAGACGGCGGTGCGCGGGGATCTTACGTCTTCAAGGCCAATGCCGATTTCATGCTGGAGATCCGGCAAGGCGAAATCGTGGCGGAAAAGAAGCGCGACGACGAGAAGATCCAGCCGATCGGGTTCAATCTCAAGGTGGTCGAGTTAGGCCACACGGCCAGCGGCAGGCGCGTGTCGTCCTGCGTGGCTGAGATCCTGACCGGCGCGCAAATGGCTTTCGGCGACATGCCTCTCACCAAGGAAGCCGAGAAGGCTTTGCGCGCGCTAGAGAACATACAGCAAGCCGATGCCAGCGACCCCGAAGGAGACGACGCGCCTGAGCACGTGTGGCGGGCGCAAGAGGTCGACTGGGCGGGTTGGCTTGACGGCTATCATGTGGTGGCAAATCCGACGGTGCCGAGGCCCGCAGGCGGGTGGCGCAAGACGGGCTTGGAGACTGCCTTGCGTCGACTGCGGGACGAGCTGATCAACTGCGGAAGGGTGCAGCGCAAGGGGCGAAATCAGTACGTAACGACCCGTCGGGGCAATGGGGAGTGAGTGATATGAAATCACCTATTCATACGAAAATAGGGAATTGGTTGCCGCCAAAAATGGCTGACGGCAAGGCTCTTGCCGTCAAAAGGATTAAAGTCATTGCCGCCAGTTGCCGTCACCTTGCCGCCAAAAATAAATCGGCCATAATCAAGGGGGTAATATCTTGCCGTCAAATGCCGTCACTTTGCCGTCATGGGATTTCCATCCTTGCCGTCAAGCTCTCCTCTCTTAGGAGAGCTGACGGTGGCGGCAAGCGAAAGGCAGTGGTTTGAGGCATGCCTAAGAAAGGGCAGAAGCAATCCGATATCCAGTGGCCGATTGTGTTTGAGCTATTTCTGGATGATCGCTGGTGGACGAGGCCGGCACTGCGAAAGGCGCTCCCTGATGTCCCGCGGCAATCGGTCAAGGCGTGGGTGGCCTTGTGGGTCCGACGGGGATGGTTGGAGCAGGCACCCAACCCGAATCTGCCGGTTGGCGTTCCGTACCGGCGGAGTACGAAAGCAGCATACGCGTACCGGATCACGCCGCTTGGCCGGTTGGGTTGGGAGCAGCGACACGAGCTGTGGAACCGGGCGAAGCTGAAAAAGAAAAACCCCGCTCCTCCAAAGAAGTGGGGCAGGAAGCCGAAGGACGAAGAGGTTTATTCCTGGTCGGTCGAGGTGCCCTGGTGGGAACAGTCCGACGAGCAGGCGTAGTCTGTGTCGGGTTCCGTGTCGGGTTCGATCGGTACCTGGAACTGCGGCACCGGGGTGGCACGGGCGATCACGGCTTGGGCGCGGTCTGCGGCGGCCCGGCCCGCGCCGTTGACGCCGCCACCGGAGGGCAGGGAGAAGCTACCCAGGGGCGCACGAGGCTTGGCGTCCTGGGCGTTAGCCGGAATGGCGGCGAAATGGACGGCGAAGATCAGAGCGGTTACGAGGGTGCGTTTCATAGCTTGTGTCCTTAGAAGGTGGGCCGCTCTCACAGCGCCACGAAGAACAAGAACAACACTAGCATGGCGAGCATGCCGGCGGAGAGAAATTCAATGGTTAATTTCTTAAGCGTCATGACAGCCATCCGTAGACGTAGAGGAGGTTGTAAGCGGCCTCAGCGATGAGGGCGGCGATCGCGAGCAGGGTTGTGGTGGTCAGCCAGCGGGGCATGGCTTTTATCTCCAAAAGCTACTGTGCGGGCAAAACTAGAGGTTGGCCGGTACACTGACCCAGTAGCGCTTGTGGACGTGCTCGATTTTTGGGCGTTCGCTTTCACACACGTCACCATTGGCGTACATATCTTCGAGGGACATTTCAGCACGCTCCCGCGTCTTGTATGGGCCGGCGTAGAGAAACCGAAAGCCGTCTTTGGATTGGATTATTCGGCTGGACATAGCTGCATGCTCCTCAATCGATGACGACGATGACGGCGTAGCCGACTGCTTCAAGCCGGCTCTTCCAGCGGGAACCTGAGTTGGCGGTCATGGCTTGCTGCCAGGCGTTGATGTGGGCGGGGACGTCCGGATCCCGGCTGTCGGCGTTGGCGAGCGCTTTGACGGCTTTCTCGGCTGCCGCAGTAGCTTTGTCGTAGCCAAAGCCCTCAACCGAGCCTTTAGCCATCGGCGCGCCCCAGACCTGGGCGAAGCAGGTCATACGGCCCGCGCCGTCCTTCGGGCACTTGAAGACGATACGGCCGACGTAGTTGCCGCCCTGCAGCACGGCGTAGGCGCTGGCGGTGCGGAAGGATTTGGCGAAGTCTTCATGAATTGTTGTCATTTCAAATTCTCCAAACGAAACAGTGCAGGCAAGCGAAAGAGCAGTTAGGGGAGACGCATGCGCTCCGGATAATCCAGGCGAAGTCTTGCCGCGTTATCAATCGCCTTTGCGGCCAGGCTCCAGGACCGGCGACCCAGGGGTGATTTTCGCGCGGCCGCAGCGGTGTCCAGGGCGATGACGTGGCATGACCTGGTGGCGTTACCGGTATGATCTCGTCGCTGCATGCGCAGATGGAATTTGGATGGGGTCATGGCTTTGTTTCCTTGGTCGATTACTGTATGTTTGTTGAGATCATTATCTAACCAAACGCACCAAATAGTCAATAGGTGATTTTACATTGAGCGAAGAAAAATCTCTTTCCGAGCAAGAAAGACACTTTGTGGCTGGGCTGGTCGCTGGTTTGCCGATTCAGCGGGCTGGTGAGGAAGCTGGTTATACTATGCATAAAGCGTACCGGCTCGCACAAAAGCCTATTATTGAGACTGAGCTGGCCCGGCAATTGCATCGCCGGCTCATCATGGACTGCGCGCCCGCGGCGCTGGAACTTCTGAAAAAGACGGTAGATCATGGGGTTAGGCAGGTCGATGCCGGCAAGGAGCCAAGCCGCGTACACATCGATGCCGCCAAGACGCTGCTAGATCGTACGGGCCTGGTGGCGCAGCAGGGCGGAAGATCTGGAGAAGAGAAGAGCCTGGGCGAGATGACCGGCGACGAGCTCCGGGCCCGCTTCGACAGCATGCAACGCGAGCTTGCAAACCGTGCGACGACGGTCATTGAGGGGGATAGCGCGCCAGTTGACGCGCCAACAGATCAGCAAGTCATTGATATACTGGGATAGTCTTAGTATCCAGGCTACTTCAAGCTTAGGTATTGCAACGTTATAACATTCGACCTTTACCCCTCCGGGGTCACTTCGCCGCACCAGTGAGTCGGTGCTAGCCCACCTCTGCTAAATTTCGATCCGCCAAAGTGTTCGATTGGATAAAGCCTATTGACAACATACGAACCATTCGCTATTTCTCTAAACAGACGATTGGTTCCCCTAGCCATCGTCTTCCCCGTCGGGAGTGATCCCGGCAAAAAGCAAACTGGCGCCGGCTCCCGTCGAGCCCCCACACGAAAGAGTCGGCGCCAACTTTTTAGACTGACCGCCTTTGCGGTGAACACTGCCTAACGGAGACGTGTCTCTGGTGGCGCCTCCGCCTTGGGCGGACAATGGCAGTGTTCTCCGCAGCGGCGAGGTGACCAAGCTTTAGCGCCCGTGGCGCGCGGTGCCGACCCGCGCTGTCGTCTTGCAAGACTCGTTCGGCGCCGCGGCAATCTGGAGGTATCGGATGCTCTTCGTGTGTTGGTTGTCCGTCCTGTTGATTGGCGTCGTCGTGCTGGAGCTGGTCAAGTGATGCAAACCGCTCGAAAGCCCGTATCGGTGGGCGAAATGCTCAAAGAGGAATTCGGCGTCACGCAGCAAGACCTCGCTGCGCGGGCCGGGGGGATACCGTCCGTGGCCGCTGGTGTGATGGGCGGCGAACGCCCGATCGATCAGACGATGGCCGAGGATTTGGCGCTTCTGTGCGGCAACAGCGTTCATTTCTGGCTGAACTGCCAGGAGCGGACCGAGCAGTGGGTGAGGAAACAATGCTTGTAATTCAGGACGCTTCCGATCGGCAGATGTCGCCGATCAAAATGTGGACGGATGGGGTGCCTATCGAAGAGGCAGCCATGAAGCAGCTGATCAATGTGGCCTCACTGCCGTTCATCCACAAGCACGTGGCTGTAATGCCGGATGTCCATTGGGGCATGGGCGCGACCGTCGGGTCAGTCATCCCGACCACTGGCGCCATTATTCCGGCCGCCGTCGGCGTTGATATCGGTTGCGGCATGATGGCCGCTCGGCTCAAGCTCAGGGCCTCCGATTTGCCCGACGATCTATCGGCGATCCGTTCCGCGATCGAGGCGGCCGTGCCGCACGGGCGCACGAACAACGGTCGCGAGAACGATCGAGGTGCCTGGGGTGAGGCGCAGGAGATGCGCCCGGACCTGTCCGGTGCGCTTCGCGATATCATCGCCAAGCATCCAAAGCTCGAACGCGCCGCAGCCCGGGCGCCGCATCATCTCGGCTCGCTCGGTACCGGCAACCATTTCATTGAGCTCTGCCTCGACGAGAACGACGACGTCTGGGTCATGCTGCACTCGGGTTCGCGCGGGATCGGCAACGCGATCGGGCAGTACTTCATCGAACTGGCCAAGCAGGACATGCGGAAGTGGTTCATCAATCTGCCGGACGAGGACCTGGCCTACCTCCCGGAGGGGACTGACCACTTCGACGACTACTACATGGCCCTCAACTTCGCCCAACGGTTCGCGATGGTGAACCGCGAGCGGATGATGACGTCGGTCTTTGACGTTCTCCGAAAATTCCTCCCCAACCAGGGCCTTCAGGCCGACCAGCACGCGGTCAACTGCCACCACAACTACGTTGCCAAGGAATATCACATGGGCAAGAGCGTGTGGCTGACCCGGAAGGGTGCGGTCGCCGCTTATGAAGGCGGGCTTGGCATCATCCCGGGATCGATGGGCGCCAAGTCGTTCATCGTGCGCGGCAAAGGCAATCCCGAGAGCTTTTGCAGTTGCAGCCACGGCGCCGGCCGGGCGATGTCGCGTGCTGAAGCGAAACGCCGGTTCACGCTAGACGACCACATCGCGGCGACGGCAGCGGTCGAATGCCGGAAGGATGCCGAGGTCATCGACGAAACACCGATGGCGTACAAATCGATCGACGACGTGATGGCAGCCCAGTCCGACTTGGTTGAAATCGTCCACACGCTCAAGCAGGTGGTTTGCGTCAAAGGATAACTGGGTGTAGCTCAGCCCGGCTAGAGTGCCGCACTTGGAATGCGGAGGCCGCTGGTGTGATGGGCGGCGAACGCCCGATCGATCAGACGATGGCCGAGGATTTGGCGCTTCTGTGCGGCAACAGCGTTCATTTCTGGCTGAACTGCCAGGAGCGGACTGATGGATGGTGCGTGTGATGGAGGAAACGGTATACTGGCTGGGCGAGCCGATCGAAAAAGTGCTGCGCAAACCTCGGAAAGCTGAATGGGTCAAGAGACAGCGCGTCATAGACCTCATGGTCCCCTTGGTGCAGCACATGCTTACCCCGCCGCAGATCGACGTGGATTCGCTAGTGCGAGCGCATCTCGACATCTGTTACCCGGATTGGCGGTTCGATTTTGCCGCCGAAGATCGTTGGAAAGATGATGGAGGTCGGTAGAGTTCAGCAGCGGCGTGGAAGGACACGCGGTCGCTAGGCGAAAGCCGGTAGTTGGACGTGAAGAGCCGGGGTAGCAAACCACTCATGCCGCGAGGCAGGCCCGCCCGGTGTCCTTCAGTGGAATAAGCGCCAACGCCGTGTCAGAAGGGCTGGCACAAACAGGTGTTGAAACCTGTCTGCTGAAAAGAGAAACCCCGGATCGCCGCAAAGCGCTCCGGGGTTTTTAGTTATAGGAGGAAACACCGGGCATTGCACCCAGCCCCATGATGATAATGGGGAATATTGTGAATTTCAATAGTTCCTGATACGATACAAACTTCGTTCAACGGAGCAGGAGCTAGATGGCGCAGCCACCGGTCTATACGCGGCAGTATAATTTCACGGATTTCCAAACGGTTAATCCGACCACACCGCTGCCCGCCAACCAGGTGGACATCGAGTATAACGCCATCAAAACGACGTTGGACGCGACGCTTTTCAATCTCGGGCTGATCCAGCGCGACGACGGCCGGCTCGGAAATCAGAGCGTGGCCAAGGAGTCTTTGAGCGAGGAAGTGCTGGCGCTGATCGGCGGTGTCGGCAATCCCCGCGGCAACTGGGCGACCGCGACGGCGTATGCCGTGCTCGATCTCGTCAACAACAGCGGCAACAGCTATCTTTGCGCCGTAGCGCATACTTCCGGCGGTAGTTTCGCGACGGACCTGGCGGCCGGCAAGTGGGTTATTTTTTCTTCCGGCGCCGGCTCGGTCCGCGCCGACGGTACGACCGTAGTCACCGCAGACATCACGCTCAGCGGTCACAAGCTTATCGGCGTGGCCAACGGGACGACGCGGACAGATGCGGCAACTGTCGGCCAATTACAGGACGGTAACGCCATTTGGGCGGGCTCCGCAGGCGGTACCGCTAACGCGATTACCCTGACCGTCTCGCCGGCTATCACCACTCTTACCGAAGGTCTGACGGTCATTTTCGCGGCTTCCGCGACGAATACTGACGCAGCGACTCTCGCGGTCGATGGTACGGCGGCGACGGCAGTAAAATACGGCGGTGACGTGTTGATCGGCGGCGAAATCGTGTCGCCGCGACTATACCGCGCAACATATCGCTCGCTGGCGTGGGAGATTCAGCCATATAAGCCCGGATTGTTTGGCGATCAGACCTCGACGTCGATTAACGGGGGCGCAGCCGCCGGACCGATCTGGACGCTGAATCGTAAGAGCCCGACGCCTGCGGCCAACGACATTCTCGGACAGTTCTTGGTCAAAGGCACCTCTGTTGGAGTCGGCATTGCTTCCATAACGCGAGTTGGCACGCTCGCGACCCTGACGACTTCCGTTTCTCACGGTCTCACTACGGGCGACCAGGTCACGCTCATTGGCCAAACACCGGCGGGCTATGGGGGTACCTACGCGGTTACCGTGACCGGCGCGAATATCTTCACCTACACTATGGCTGCCGATCCTGGCGGGTCCGCGTCGTTGGTCGGCACATACACGGTGCTTGGTCGCAACTACGGCAAGATCACGACGAAAATCGTCGACGCGACATCCGCCACGGAAGACAGCACTGTGGCGCTCGGAACGTTAGTGGGCGGCGTCGAGACAGATGGCCTGGTCGTCGGGCAGGGCGTGCAGATCGGGGCCCCGAGCGGCGGGGATAAAGGTGTTGGCACGCTCAATCTTCCCGGTCCGATATACCTAAACGGCAGTCAATTGCTGCCGGGTTCCGTTCCGGTCCGGCAAACCGTGATGTCCGGTCCGGTCGACACGAACGGATTTTCCGCGTTCGGCGGTTCGACGGGTTCGGCGACGGTGACGGCTAGCGGTACGCTGCTGGTGACCGCGGCGAACGGATTTGACGTCACCGGGCAGGTGAACCGGATCGGGCTTATCAGCAATCCGGCGTGGTCAAGTCTGTCGACCAACGGCACGATGTATCTCTATTTGGACATCGCTGCCGATGGCACGTGTACGCCCGGTGCCGGGACGCTTGCCCCGACCTACCGTAACGGCGGCGCCGATGTCACCACCAACGGGCAGTTTACATTCAACATTGGCGAGATGGTCGGCAAGGTCGGTAACGGCTCTGCGGCTGTGCAGACGTACCGCGTCTATGTCGGGCAGGTGACGGTCGCTTCGAACGTTGTGAGTGCCATCAATTGGTACGCGCTGAACGGCAGATATCGTTCGGCGACGATTGCGGCGCTGACTGCGGCGGCTACGACGACAAGCTTTACTCACAACCTTGGCATCTCTATGGACGTGAAGCTCGCCGTCTATATGCGCTGCATCGTGAACGACGCCAACTGGCTGGTCGGGCACGTGACGGTTCCGAGCATCAATACCGGCACGAACATTGTTACGACTGCAGTGCCTTATCTCTTTGACACGGTGTCCGGGGGCTTCATTTCCGGCGCCACAAGCACGGGGTGGAATGTCGCCAACCGCACGACTGGCGCGATCACAAGCCCGACTGCCGCGAGCTGGCAATGGTGGGTAACGATGATTCGCGATTGGGGCGGCAGTTGATTTCGACGACGCCCGGCGTTTTCCGGGCGAATGCGTGAAGAGCATGGAGATTGCTCTATGGCACTGAGTTCGAAGACGAAGAAGTACCTGATTATCGGTGGCGTGGTCACGGTGGCGCTCGCGCTGCTGGCGACGTGCGCGAAAGCGGCAACGACATGCGAATCTCCTGACAAGGTGATTGCAGATATCAAGTTGCAGGCACCGAAAGCCAGTGTGCTGCCGGTGACAAAGGCCGATGGAGTCGAGTTCGTAAAGTCCATCCTGGTAAAATTGGATGCCAGTAACGACCACGGCGAGGACTTATACCTGCTGTTCTCGCAGGATGGCCACGTCAACGGCTACCTCGTCGGCTTCTCCAATAGTTGCGTCACCGGCAGCGGTCCGATTCCTGAAGCACTCCGACAGGCGATCGTCCATGCAGTGCAGCCGGGCGCATAAGTTTTTTTGTTGAAGGGGCCGATCGAAGCTGGCTCGCCCCACGGCGCTGTTGAAGGTGTGGATTATGATCGATGACCGAGTTGGAAATCGAAGCGCTGGTGGAGCGGGCCGCGAAAGAGGGGGCTCGCCAGGCGCTTGAGCAGATCGGGTTGCATGACGAAGGGGCGGTTAAAGACGTCCTGGAGCTGCGCAGCCTGATCGGTTCCTGGCGTGAGGTGAAGAAGACGGCGATACAGACTTTCGTTCGCTGGACGACGCTCGGCATCTTGGGTCTTCTGGCTGCTGGCTGGTGGTGGCAGAACCACAAATGAGCCAGTTCAAGGGCAAATCTACCGAAGAGTTGATGCGCGAGCAAAAGCTGCTCAAGCGCATGATCGCTGTTGACGAAGCGAAGAACGACTTCTTGCGGTTTGTCCAGTTTACCATGCCGGATCCGGACGACATCGACGATTCAGACCTGTCGATGTACACGATCACGCCGCTATCGCGCGTGCTCGGCGAGATCCTGATGAAGGTGGAGCGGGGCGAGCTGTTGCGCGTGGCGCTGTCGGTTGGTCCGCAGTATGGCAAGTCGGAGATGATCACGCGTCGGTTCCCGCCGTGGTTCTCCGGTCGCAATCCGCACCGGCATGTCATTCTCGGTACCTACAACCAGGACCGCGCCAGCGAAGAAGGCGGCGAGGTTCGGGAAATCATCGAAGGCACGCCGTTCAAGCAGGTGTTCCCCAAGTACAGGCTGCGCACCGGCTCACAGTCGAAAGAGCTGATGATCACCGATCGGGGCGGAAAGATGGCGTTCGTGGGCGTCGGCGGCTCCGGCTCCGGTAAACCCGCCGATCTCATCCTGATCGACGATCCGATCAAGAACGACGAGGAGGCGCAGAGCGAGACCTACCGCGAACGGCAATGGAACTGGTTCAACCGCGTGGCGTATGCCCGTGCGAAGACGACGACCGCTATCGTGGTGGTTCACTGCCTGGTCGGTGCAACGCTCGTCACGATGGCGGACGGATCGGCCAAGCCGATCGCCGACATCCGGCCAAGTGACGAGGTGTTCGCTCACGAGAACCATCGGTTCGTGCCGCGTCGAGTGCTGAATTGGGCTTCTCAGGGCGAAGACGACATTCTCGAATTGAAGACCGGAAACCATACGGTCCGTGGCAACGCGCGGCACCCGTTCCTGACGGTACGCGGCGGCAAAACTATTTGGGTACCTCTCGGCGAGCTCGTTCCCGGCGACAGCATTGTCTGCTCTGCCATCCAACCGGGGGAAGGCGAACGGCTTGACGAGACAGAAGCGTGGTTGCTGGGCTTCATGTTCGGCGATGGCTGGGTAACCGTGCGCAACGCGATGAAGTACGACAAGAAGTGGAATCGCACCTACCCGCGGCGCGGCTTTGTCACTTGCTGTGCCTTTAAAAAATATTTCGAGTTGAATGAGAAAGTCCTTCAACACTTTGAGGCGGTATTCGGGTTCCGACCAAAGGCGACGGAATTCGGGTACTGGCGGACAGAAAAGCAGGACGTCGGACGGTGGTTCTCCGAACGCGGCATGATCGGGAAAGCGAAGACGAAGCGACTGCCCGCGTGGCTCTTCTCAGAGTCGGTTGCTGTCCGTCAGGCATTTATGCAGGGCTTCACTGAAGCCGACGGACACGTTGATAAAAAAAGTCAGACGACTGTTGCGTCGGCGAATCCCAATTTACTTGCCGACCTACGGCACCTGGCGCGCTCGGCGGGCGTTAAGCCGTCGAACATTCATCGGTATGCGTTTACGGCCCAGCCGCCGAATTCGCCGAGGCCCGTGGACGGGGTGACGTACAGCTTCAAGTGGGGGGTCAACGGCTATGATACGGCGTTCGACGTCGTAAATGTTCGCAGCGTGGAAAAAGTCGGCCGCGCCGAGGTCTTCGACATTCAGGTCGAAGGCGCGGAGAACTTCATCGCCGATGGGCTGGTCTGTCACAACACGCGCTGGTCCGAGGACGACCTGATCGGCCGGCTGTGCGATCCGGACCATCCGGAGCGCAACAAGAAATATGCCGGCATCGCCGACGACTGGACCTACATCAATCTGCCGGCGGTGGTGAGCGATCCCGCCCTGGCCAAGGCGTTAGGGCTGACCCTGGAGCCGCAAACCGATCCGCGCGTCATTGCGCAGTTCGGTGCGAAGCCGATGACGACGCTGTGGCCGGAGCGCAAGAGTCTGTTGCATTTGGCGTCCGCCCGCCGGTTGGACGCGCGCGGCTTCGATGCGCTGTACATGGGCAAACCGTCACCCGACGATGGTGACTATTTCAAGGCTGATTGGCTGGTCGAACACTTCAAGCCGGAAGAGTATCCGAAGAACCTCCGTAAATACGCGGCATCGGATCACGCGTTGAGCGAGAAGGAGAAGGCGGACAGCACTTGCATGGGCGCGTTCGGTATCGACGAGCACGACGACATCTGGATCATGCCGGATCTCGTCTGGCGGAAGATGGAGGCCGACACGACGCTGGACGAGATGCTTGGCGTCATGAAGCAGCACCGGCCGGTCGTGTGGTTCGCCGAAGACGAGCACATCAACAAGACGCTGGGTCCGTTCCGCCGCAAACGCATGGCGGAAGAGAAGATTTACACGCTCGTCAAGGGCATGACGTCGACGAAGGATCTTCGTGCGCGTGCCCGGTCGATCCAAGGTCGCATGGCGATGCGCAAGGTGCATTTCCCGGCATGGATGCCGTGGTGGTCAATGGCGAAATCGGAGCTGCTGAAGTTCCCGTTCGCGACCCACGACGACTTCGTGTCGTTCATGAGTTTGATCGGCCGCGGGCTCGATGCCGAGTATGGCGCCGAGCAGGTCAAGGTCGAGAAGAACGTGATTCGTGTCGGCTCGATCGAGTGGATGAAACGGTCGGCCGCGAACCGTAATCGCGCAGCGCAACTGAAGAAGGGACGAGCAGGTTTCTAAATGATCGAACAAGATCCAACCGCAACTGCCCCGGTGGCCGGCACCCCGGCCGACGACAAGGTGATCCCGCGCGATACGCCTGAGGTCGATCCGAGCCGCGAGCAGTCCATCAGGAAGTGGTTGGACCGGATCGCGCAGGCAGAAAAGAACCTGGAGCCTGCGTTCAAGAACATGACCCTCAACATGGATTATGTGGCCGAAGGCTGCAATCCCGAGGAGTGGGACCCGAAGGCGCAGTATACGTTGCCGATCATCCGCCGGCATATCAACCAGGCGGTTGCGTCGCTCTACGCCAAGAATCCGAAGGCGAGCGCCAAGCGCAAGCCTCGAATGGAATTCACGGTTTGGGACGGCGACGAGAAGACGCTGCAGGCGGCTTACCAGATGGCTATGCCCCAGATAGACCCGGCGACGGGCGGTCCGGTGCTTGACCAGATGACGGGCATGCCGGCTGTCGACCCGCAAGCGCAGGCGATCGTCCAGGATTTCGAACAGGGCCGGCAGCGCAAGCAGATGCTGGATAAAGTCGGCAAGACACTGGAAATCCTGTTCAACTATTCGATTAACGAGCAGGAACCGACTTTCAAGGAAGAGATGAAACAGGCCGTCCGGCGGGTGAAGACCTGTGGCGTGGCCTATACCAAGCTTGGCTTCCAGCGGCTGTTCGAAAAGCGTCCCGAGGTCGAGGCGCAGATTCGCGACATCACCAATCAGGTCGCTACGATCGAGGCGCTGACCGCCGACGTGGCGGACGGTGAGGTCATGGGACCGGATCCGAAGCTGGAAGAGCTGCGGATCGCGATCGAAACGCTGCAGGGGCAGCCGGAAGTAGTCGGACGCGAAGGTTTGCTGTTCACCTTCCCGCGTGCGACGGACATCATCTTCGATCCGAAGACGCGGCAGCTCAAGGGCTGGGTCGGTACGCGGTGGATCGCCGAGAAGTTCCACATGACGTGCGACCAGATAAAGGAGACGTACAAGAAAGACGTTAAGACGGGTGATTTCACGTCGTATCGGGGCACCGACGACCGGCTCAGCCGGGAGATCGCGAGCGCCGTACGAGGTCAGAGTGCCGAGCCGGAACTGGCCTGCGTCTACGAGGTGCAGGATCGCGATACCGGGACCGTATTCACGATCATGGACGGCTACAAGGATTATCTGAAGGAGCCGGCCGCGCCCGACGTGGATCTGGAGCGGTTCTTTAACGTCTTCTCGCTGGTTTTCAACTCGCTGGAGCACCCAAAGAAGATCATCCCGCCGTCGGATGTGCAGGCGCTGCGCCATCCGCAGGATGAGTACAATCGTGCGCGGGAGGGGTTGCGCGAGCAGCGCCACGCTAACCGGCCGAAATACGCCGTCGTGGCGGGCCGCTTGAGCGATGAGGACAAGAAGAAGCTCCAGAACTCGCCGGCAAATGCCGTGGTCGAACTTAACGCGCTGATGGAAGGCGAAAAGGTCGAAAATGTCATTCAGCGCTTCGCGTTGATGCCGATCGATCCGGCAATGTACGACGTCGGCCCGCAATTCGACGACGTGCTGCGCGGCGCCGGCTCGCAAGAAGCGGTGATCGGTGGCGCGTCCGGTTCGTCGGCAACGGAAGCGTCGATCGGCGAGCAGGCGCGCACGACCGGCATGTCGTCGGACGTGGACGACCTGGACGATTTCCTGACCGAGTTGGCGCGCAATGCCGGCCAGGTCATGCTGATGGAGCTCTCTCCCGAGACGGTCAAGGAAATCGTCGGGCCGGGGGCTGTGTGGCCGGAGATGACGCGCCAGGATGTCGCGAAAGAGCTCTATCTGGAGATCAAGGCTGGTTCGTCCGGCCGTCCGAATCGCGCGATGGAGCTGGCGAACATGGAACGCGCCATGCCGTGGATCGTCCAGTTCCCCGGCATCAATCCGGAGCCGTTCGGAAAGAAGTATCTCGATCTGCTCGACATAGATGTGGAAGACGCGATCGTGGCCGGTATGCCGTCGATCACGGCGCAGAACGCGATCGCTGCGAAGATGGCCGCGCAGGCAGCGCAGCCGTCGACGGGCGATCCCAGGTCCGACCCCAACGCTCAAGGCGGGCAGGGCGGCAGCAACTCGGCGAAACCGCCCGAGCAAGATCGCAACGTACAGCCGGGCTATCCGGCACAGACAGGTCTAGGTTAACACAGAAAGGAGATAGGTTATGGCAAGTCCAGGTTCAGGTGCGGCTGGTCGCTCGGGTGGCGCTGGCTCAGGTGGTAGCTCCGGCAATGGCGGCGCGGCGGGCGGCGGCGGGGGAGGCGGCGTAGGCGGCGGGGGAGGCGGCGTAGGCGGCCCCGGCCGCGGCGCATCCGGTCGTGCGTCCGGTGCCGGCAGCGCCGGTAGCTCCGGCAACGGGGGCAACACCGGCAAAGGCGGTCACGATCAACCGGTC